GGTATATAGTAGTCCACCGTTTCCGACTGCGCATCCAGTTCCCTGATGATATCCTGCAATACATCCAGGTAAGCCGCCGCGTCCTGCTCCAGACTGTTAGCAACCGATTGCCGGGCCTCTTTTTCCGCCCGCAATTTATCCCGTACGGTTGTACTCTGCTGTACCTGTACGATTCCATTGGGTAGAACTTCCACCGGTAAACGTTCAACAGCCTTTTTTATGGTGAGAAGTGCAAGCGGGCGGCGTACATACTCCAGCAATTTCTCCGTTAAAACGGTATCGCCTTCAATCAGTTTATTATAACGGTTCCGGGTGATAACAGGTATTATCTGCCCGTCCTGGACCTCCCGGATCATAGGAATAAGCACCAGGAAAAGCCGGTGACTGCCGATATTGTAATATTCATCGAACGTTTCCTTATTCTGAATAAGAAGCCGGTTTATTGCCTTTTTCTTAATGCCATTCATCCAGAAATCAAACTTTTCGCGGTCCATTAGCTCCACTAACGCGTCTACGGCTTCATAAGCCAAGTTCCGGATATTCTCTTCATCCTTGAACTCCTGTAAAGCGGTCATACCCGTTTCATTCTCTCCAAGGTGTTTGCCACGTCCGGCCGTTCCGTGTTGTGCGTCCAAAGTGGGAATGACCTTTAACCAGGTAAACATTGCCACCGCCTGCTGCATTAGCCGCAAAGTTTCCGCCATGCTGTCCGCTTCCATAACGTCCGCATGATCTTCACGGTAATACTTATCTACCGCGTCTATGGGTTCCGTTCCGATGATAGCCTGTAAATCCCGAATCCCCAGCGGTAAGATAGGTTCCCATTTGGTAAAATCAAGATCATCATCGATCAATCCCAGAACACGGACTATTTCACCGGCACCGTCACCGCCTTTATTAAATAACTTCGTCATTTGCTCGATCTCTTTTTAGGGTATATGGTTTCCAATTATCAAAATCTTTCGTGAAATTGTTTATTTCATCATAGAACTCCTTATAAAAGCGGGCCAGCCCGGTATCTATCGTTATACAGGTCTGCTCCGTACGCGGATTGGTGTTTATATTGGCCGAGCTTTCTATTACAAAATCAAAAGCGTTACCAAAACCGGCCATTACTTTAGCATGGTTACGGAAGATACAGACACGTGATCCGAAACGTTCCGCCACCTTCTTTAAGTATAAATAAACATCAGCGTAGGAACCTTGAAAGATTTCACCTACATAAAAATCCGCGTGCCCTATGTCTTTTCTCTCCAGCCATTTCTCCACCTCCTTGACATCGGTAATTGCCATGCACCAGGTAGAAATCAGAACATATTCCAACGGTTGTTGCTTCACGATCACACGAAGATAAGTAAGGCTGTCAACGTCCCCATGACTGATACAGTGATAAGACGCCCCTTTCTCAAAATGCCAGGGCAAACACTCTTCCAGGTGCAGCTCCGATTTTACTCGCCGGTCAAAATGGACGTTTTTCGTCCGGCGTGCCTTTATATGCTTGTCCGGGCTATCATTGGCCCGGTTCTCTTCCGGTTGCCGGTCGCTTACCGGTTCTTCCGGCACATCTTCCGGTTTCGGTGTGAAAAACAGACTACGCATTTTCTTTCATACGGTTAGAGGGTGAAACGTTCTGTTCCGCTTCCACTATGGTACGATAAAGCCCTACTTTCGTTGCGGTACCCGGAAAGTTGGCATTAATATACTGCTGTAACGGCTTACAAAGGATCATGTCCGGAATAGCCGTTTCAGAAGCGTTATACACTTTCAGGCTGTATAATTTCTCCGATCCGGAAGAAAGTTTGTTTTCTATAATCAGATTTGAAAGTACCGGATCAAGACCGAAGCCGGAAGTGGCGGCAGCGTCCGCCTTATTGGATATCTTAATCTGGGCGTCCACATAATCCTTTATCTTCTTATCCAGTGGTTCCACCGTCCAGCCCTCAAAGTTATTCGCTTCCGGATTCCAGAATTTGGTCGTGTGCATGTATTTTCCGGCGTTCTGCCTTCCGGTAATATTGGAGGCGAATTTCTCCATAGCTTCGTCCTTGAAATCTTCCAGCATCTGGGCCGTGTATTTCTCGCCCGTACGCTCGCAAACCTGTTTTATACGTGCTTCCGCGCGGTCCCAGTAAGACTGCGGCGATTCGATATGCAGGGAAATGGCCGAAGCGTTTTCATTATAGGCGATCAGGATAGCGGCCAGACCGCCGGCAAGCTCCAGCCAGTCAAGCGCACCCAGAAAACGCGGCGTACTCATGAAGTCCTTGCAAAAGGAATAGATATTATAGTATTTCACGGAAACCGGATATTTGAACGGGTGGGCCGGATCAAAGACCGGGTAACGGTAAGTATAAGCCGGATCAGGATAAGGAAAGTCGCCCACAAGTACTTCCTGCGGTTCATCCTCGCCGTCGGGAGGATATACCAGGCGGGCCTTCTGATAGGGAATATGTTCCAGCCGTACCAAACGCCCGGGATTGCCCACACGCGGCGCACGGTTCCGGACAAACTTTATAAAAAAGCCCTGCATGTGCGTTAAGTCTACAAGTGAGCGGTGAAGAACCGTCGTGTAATCCCACGACTCCAGGTCGGCGGTTATTTCCGGATCGAGTTTCCAACGCCGGTAAAAACGGTTATTCTCTTCGTCGATCGCATCCTCATACAGCCGCGGGCCTTCTCCCCACTGTAAACCGGCTATTTTACCCATAATACCTTCACCGGCGTAGAATTTATCCAGTAAACGCATGACCTCGCCCGGCATGTCGTTATTGTCACCCATGGGAACGATAAAGGTACCGTTTACGCTGATCTTCCGCGAAAAGAAAGCCCCCCGCCGGTTTAACTGGATGCTGGAAGGTTCCCAACCTTTACCGCGGCCACCGATAGAAAAGGAGATCAAACCCTTGTCGGTGCCGGTATCTATAATTCCAAAGTTGCCACTTCGTCTTATTTCCATAATCTTAAATCGTTATTCTTTTCCCGTTGAACTCCATTACCAGACATTCCCAGCAATTCAGCGGCCGGCCTGTTGTGGTGTCCGTCAGGAATAGTTTATAGCTTGAATTTTCGATGCTTTCATCCGTCGCCTTTTTCCTCAAACGGGCGGCCGTGAGTATCACCATGTCGCCGCCGTCCCGTGTCTGCCGGTTCCATTTCCGGAACTTGATAGAAAAGGTTCCCCCGGAAATGGTAATCCGCTTCATCTGTTCTACCGCTACATAAAGGTTTATTTTTTCCATAGTCGGCGGATAAAACTTTTAATCCTGCCCCAGTTATCATGGACCAGGCAAAAGGATAGAAAGAAAAACATGAATTTTAGGAACGTCCATAAGCTACACCCGTTTGTAACCTTTTCTTTTTCCTGGCTTTGTTGCTTAACGTCGGATTTACGGGTAACGACTGTTTCCGCTTGACTGGTAGTTTCCTTATGATCCTGGAAGGAACTGCTTTGATTCTTTCCAGTTCTTTTTTCAGTTTTTCGGTTGCTGAAATCAATTTCTTTAATTCTTCCGAGGCTGTCGTAGTTG